GTCCTGATGCGTAACCTCATGGACAACATGTACAACCAGAACTTTGGTCGGTACGCAGTCCTTGAAGGTCAAGCTAACTTGGATGATCTCTTGACGCAACGCCCAGGCGGTGTAGTCAGAGTTAAGTCACCCAATGCTATCATGCCTTTGGCAACCCCACAGTTAGAGCAATCATCCTTTTCAATGCTTGACTACCTTGACAAACTACGGGAGTCAAGGAGTGGTGTAAACAAGTTCAGTCAAGGCTTGAATGATAGTGCTTTAACATCACATACTACAGCTACTGCTGTGTCTGCAACAATGACAGCAGCACAGTCGAGAGTAGAGTTGATTGCAAGATGTTTCGCAGAGACTGGTGTTAAAGAACTGATGCGGAATATTTATGAGCTAGTCTTGAAGAATCAGGATCATGAGCGAGTGGTGATGCTGAGAAACAAATGGGTTCCTGTCCGTCCAGATATGTGGCGCGACAAAATGGACTGTACTGTTTCCGTAGGTATCGGAAATGGTAATAGAGATCAACAGCTTATGCACCTCACGACAATGCTTTCATTTGCCGGAGATGCCATGAGAGGTGGTTTGAAGATTGTTAATGAGAAGAACATGTACAACATGGGAGCAGCCCTTGTTAAGAATATGGGTTTCCAGAATGTTGATGATTTTCTCACCGATCCAGAATCAGTACCGTCAGAGCCTGATCCACGCGAACAGATGGCACAGGCAGAACTACAACTGAAACAGAAAGAGATAGAGATTAAAGCTGCTCATATACAAGTCGAACAAATGAAAATCCAACAGAAAGCTGCCGAAGCACAGGTCGACGCGCAACTCAAAGTTGCAGAGTTAAAACTGGAAGCTGAACAAGGCAGAGGTGTAGCACTTGGATAATGAACTAAGAGAAGCTAGAGCAAAATCATTACTTTCTGACGAACTATTTAACGAAGCGTTTGATACGCTTGAACAAGATATCACGGGTGCTTGGAATCATACCGGCATTCACGATACCGAAGCCAGAGAAAATCTCTGGTTATCCCTACGACTCCTCGAACGGATACGCCTTCATCTAACCAGCATTATTGAAACTGGAGAGATGGCGAAGAAACTTGAGGAATATCAACTATAGGAGTAAAGCATGGC